TAACGTGGCACCGGTTCAGCTATATACAGAGGGACTCATCACCACGTTACGAGTGACAAGGCATTAACCCTCCGGGGTGGTCGGGACACCCGATACTTCAAGGTGCTGCCCTAAGCAGGCGCCAGGGGGGGGCCGAGGCCTAAAAAATAGCAATAACCCCCCGGGGTCTGCCCCTATGGGCTCCCGGAAATGCATGCGTTCAATACTAACACCTAGCTCCTCTAACCCGGAGACACACCGTAGTCGTATCACAGTGTTCATGGGTCATGAATGAAGTTATCATAAGGGTATTCAAGGGCCGCGGGCAACACCGCGGGCCAACCAGTACTCAAAACCAAACGCGTCCCCCTGGGCTCAGCAGAGGTAACATTAGATCGCGTAATGAGATAGAAAGGGGGCAATAGTCCCCAAATGACAACCAGATGGTAGCAAGTTAATGCACAATAACATGCAAGTATCCTCTAACTCCGCCACGGAGTACGGGACCGTAGCCAGCTACGCCGCCTTACATTGAGAGTAGCCGGTCAAACCTCTCAACTTTGAGTTTTCGTCGATCCTGGCTCTAAGAACTATTTCTACTTGGGGATACCATCGTAATCGTCTTTGATCACGGGCACCGCGGGGATATCTATTGGAGATAACCTGGTTCTTAGAACTTGACGCAACCGTGCACACATGCGCCGCTGATAACGGCTCACCCAATGTGTGCACCTTTTCACGCTTCCACTGCTCTCCTGTCGTTAGACAGCAAATCAAAATTCAGTCCCGGATCGCCTAGAACGAGAGTGTGCCTCTGTCACTTAAATGAGACTGGTGACAGAGAGTGATAAGCGCATAACCTACGACCCCCGAAGTGCTTATGGCCGGTAACGAATGGCTCATGCTTACACTGGGGGCCCTGCGGTAGGGCCCTAACTTTACAGTACTAATTTAAATCGTGTCAAAGGGGACACGGTGTGCTCAGTTCACACAATAACAGGTTAACACAGGCACTCGCAGACGCTTGTTGTGGCCGCGAGTAATTAATCATGCAGCCCTCATAGGGGACGTAAGAAGGTTAGAAAATGCGCTAGAAGCGCAAGGAGCCCTTCGCCTTCGCTTTCCCACCTGGGCGCGCTGGCGAATTGCTCGAAGATTTGCCTTTTCCTTTGCCTTTGCCTTTCTTGCCCTTACCCTTGGCAGGGCCTGGGCTGGCCGGGCGAGACTTGTGGCATTTACGACAGGCGTTCTGCCTGTGTCCGTTGTACGAGATGCAATATGTGTCTGTGCCGCACTCGCACGTGAACTGCTTCCTGCCACTGTCACCCGGGTTTGGAGGCGTCTTACGCCCCTGCGTGGGCTCATGATTGTCCGGTTTGGCTTCCTTCTTGCCAATTTTAGCCTGCGTCCCGAGGTACCCCCGGGCGAGCTTTTGCGTCTCTGCCGAGTCCGCCTTAAAGGACTCGCTCCTGAACGTCCTTGAGAGGGAAGTGGCGCTCCTACATGCGTGCGCCATCAATGGGCCCAACAGGACCCCGATTCCCCGGAGCTCCTCCCAGTAAAGGGAGCTGTCGAGGAGCATCTCATACGACACCTGGGTGGTGATGGTGATGCTCTCGAATGCGATTAATGAGGCAGTAATGTCTTGATCGGATTCTTTGCAAAGGGCCGGTAACTCAGCCCGCCACGCGGCGATGGCCACGCGGTTGCATCGCTCCATGTTCACTTTCATGAGAATGGCGAGAGTCTTATCACGTAGCTCTCCACAATAGCTGAAAGTGGTGTCAGCGCACTCTTCGAGACCCCGCTTCTCGGGATCACGCGCTGAGTACGCGACGGAGGTTCGGGCAGCAGCAGGCTCGCCAACAAGTTTGACGAGATGCCTGTACCCCCATTCTCCGTGCTGAAAGAAGAGGCCCCGAATGCCGGGCGACTCCTTGTTGACGATTGCTAAGCTGAAGTGCTTGGTCAAAATTAGGGCCCAGTAGAAGGAGTCCCTCTGCACGCCAATAACATTATCACCATCCTTCATGAGGGTATGGTGCTGGCTAACCAAGCTCTGCGACAACTTATCCATTGCCTTCAACGGACGTGGAATTATCACTGCGCGCTCCGCAAAAGAGCATTTTGGCCACGGCATACCTACGTACGCCGACATCATCTCAAAGACGGCATTGCGCCCTGTCATAAGAGACTTAGTGGGCATCATGGCGACGACAAAGATAAAGCCCGTCACTTGACACATAATGCTGTTCCACTTTTGTATGACCTCCTGCGGGGTGAGGTCACGCCAACCATCGATCTGGGGATGCAGTAAGACGTGGGTCTGATCGTCCCCTTCAAGCGCATTCATATGGTGCGACAAAATCTTGTCCTCGGTGAGCTTTTCCCGTTCAATGTTGGTATCCTTCACCATACGGGGAACAAGATTGACTCTGTTCACAAAGTCGCACGCATGTGGATCCGGAATATCCTCCCACCCGGGGTGGGATGACACGACAGAACGCTTCTCATTGTCGCGCCATTTCTTGTAGGCATCTGGGCCCAGCACCCGTAAGATGGTCGCTCCGTTCTCAGCTTTTGACTGCTTGCGGTTCGAAAAACCGGTCGGTGAAATTCCGGAGAGCAGCACGGCGATGAGCGCCTGCAATCTCAATATCCAGAATCCTAGCTGAAGGGAGCCATCGGGAAACGCTGGGCCTCCTGAGGCCTCATCCGGCGAATAGCAATACGGCTGCAGCAGCAACTCGTCAACGAAAAGCTCCGCCATGGCCGCCAGGTAGCGGACCACGTAACTCCAAAGCTCGTCTGTGAAGCATGCGTCATTCCTCGACTTGTCTGAGCCCCAGACATAGGCGCCCTTCGGCACCGCATTGAGGAAGTCCGCGAAATAGACGCGTTTTGAAGCTTCGGTCTTGCCCTTGATGTCTGTGTGGTTATAACAGGCAGCGCACAGGGCCTCCAGAGCTTTGATGAGGGGGGACATCCTGGCTTGATGAAGCCCCTCTTTGCCGAGTCGCCCTGGCGATATAACGAAGCGCGCGCGCTCCGAGCACTCACCAGGCTTGACTGCCCCGCGTGCATCCAGGCTCGCCTGGAACCTCTTGCGTGCACCGGGAGCATGCTTATCGATAGCAGCAGCAACTTT